ATCCGTTAATATTAAATATGGCTTATGTGATTTATATAATTGTATAAATTGGACGTACACCCGTCAATTTAAAAATTGACAGGTATATTATAGTATAATTTATAGCATACTGAGTCTCACAATGAGTCTCACAGCGGATTTCACTGCTTTCCCCGCATACATTCTTGCCTTCGTCATAGCCCACGCGGAGGCTTTCGCCGCATACCTTATTGCATTCGCATACACGGTCGCCTCCGTGTGGGCTCTTACGGAGTTTACCCGGGCAGGACTGGAGAACGTCAGAAACTACAAGAACACAACTTGTGACGTCGCCGGACGGGTTGGGTTCTTCACATTGCTACTCGCAATGTGCTTCATCTGGTGTCGTGAGTGTGTTCTATTGGAACCCTTCGTGGTCTGGGGATATTGGTTCATCGTAATGTTCATAGCCTTCTGGTGGATGGACCACCTCGCCACACAGCGACGACGAGGATTCGTTGATTTGGTGTATGATTGATCGTAAACAATTCGAGGCATTATAATGTATACTCCTAGTATTACTCATAAGTAGATTAATATTTACAATCCCCCTTTACGCAAGCATCGCAAGCTGTTTGTAGTGTAAGGTACGGTTGGCAACATTCAGAACATACATTACAGGTCTTAGACGGATCACATTGATTTGGACCTCTGGGTGGTGTATGTTTATCTAAACAAACTTGAAAGCAACCAGTGCGATTATTATAAACAATTCGAGGCATTATAATGTATATATATATTTATTTTCAAATTTCGTTAATATTAAATTAAGTTTCGTTTATTAATTTATTTAAAAATATAATTTTACTATAAATCATATGTCTAAATCAGATGAACCAATTGAAGATTTCCTAGAAGTAGACCAAAAAATACCGGGTCAAAATTATTGTTGTATTTCTTTTATATCTCCGGAGAAGGTTATTAAACAGAAAAATACATATATGATGTCTAATTTCCTAACATATATGTTAGGAAATGAATTAGAAGACGAAGACCAAGAAAGAGTCCGCCAATCGATTTTAACCAGTTCTAAAGATGTAATTAAAAAAGAAGGAAGACTATCTTATAATTCCGCTCAAAATATATATGATACGTGGATTTATTCAAGAGAAGAAAAACTAAACGAAGAATTCGCAGAGATGGTTGATTTTAATACATCAACTAGAGGGGTTAAAGTTCGCGGGGTATATGACACACTAAAAGAAGCACAGGTTAGGGCGAAAGTATTACAGAAACGCGATAAAAATTTCAGTGTATTTGTAGGACAAACTGGTTATTGGTTGCCTTGGGACCCACACCCCGATAGTATCCAAGACCAAGAATATCAGGAAAGTCAATTAAATCAACTTATGGAGAAATATAATGAAAACTCTGCTACTCGAGAGGATTTCTATGAACAAGACAAGGTAGAAAAGATTAAGAAGGCAAAGGAAGAGAATAGACGCATTAATAATTCTGACAGAAGTGAATTCCAATTAAACACATCTCACGATAAAGATAAGATTGATAATATTAGAACTATTACAGACGCAAAACTAGGTTATAATGTAAGTGACTCGGCACTTAATAATGTCAATAAAGAATACGATTCCCTTACGGGTGAAGACCCGTGGTTAGAACGCAAGAAGACAAAGGATGATTCAAAGACTATTGGTAGTCAGTCTGAGTAAATACTAGTCTTATTTCCCAACATATTCGAGTTGCGGAATTGTTAGAGTCAAAATAAACTCAGACGCATTTGCCCGTGTAGGGTAAAGAAGTTGTTTATATCTGGCAAACATTTCAAGTTGCTCACAAGTAAGAAACTTGTGAAAGCGGTTGTGTTTATTAACAGCATAATCAGGATACCCGATAACATACTCATCGTCATATTCAGCAAACGTCCCCACAATATCAACATCTTGTCTTTTAGCTGGAGGTACTGGAGGTCCCCTCAAACCGCACGTATCGTTAACTTGTCTTTTATTCATTGTATAATATTATAACTAATATTATAATTCAATTTTATACCAAATGCTTAATTTTATTAAAACTATCTTCGGAGTCGACGTCAACAACTATGTCAAACATATTATCTGGTGCGACGTCAACAAATAGCTCTGATATATGGTCTATATTCTTATAATACCTGTCAAAATCATCTTTATATAATTCCCTTAGACGTGTTAGTTGTAATTCTCTAGATATTGATAATTTAATAAGAATAAACCCATTTTCTTTTAATGTTGTTATTTCATTTTGATATCTTACGTCATCAATAATTACATTATCGGGGTGTTTATTAATAATGTAATTAATCCATACTTTATCATCAATGTCTCTGAATTTAGTACCAATTTGTTGTAATAATTGCCTATCTTTCGTTGTCATACCAAATATATCATATGCTATATCATATATTTTAGCAGCAAATGAATCTTTAACAACATTTATATTTTTATTATTATTATATTCTATTATATTATTTGCTAGAGTGCTTTTACCACTACACATTCTTCCGCAAATACCAATCTTCATTATATAATATTATTAGATTGTTTTTATATTATCTATATTGATGTCCAAACATTTCATCCATAGATACAATACATATAATAGTTATAACCCATGCGGTATACAATCCACTCGAAGCAACTACATTCGTATAATATGATTTTAAATATTTATTTAATAGTCCTATGATTTTTGGGTCGAGCTTTTCATCACTCGCTTTCTCAGATTGCATACTAGGAGAAAATCTATCTTCAAACTCTTCTTTTATCTCTTCTTTTACGGTGGTTTCAATTGTTCTTTTTATTTTATCAACATCTGGAGCACCACCTCCACGAATATATTTCCGATGATGGTGATAGAATGGTTCAGATGTATATATACTACCTCCATGTTGACCCTGACCTTTATGTTTGGAATGTTTGGATTTGTTGGATTGTTTGGAATGTTCATCGTGATGTTTTTGTTTTAATTCGGCAGACGCTGTCTTATGTTTCGTTTCTAATTTGAGAGTTGCATTATTTTTTTCTTTCTGTGATTTACCCCCTAGTTCCATTTGTTTGTGATGATTTTCCATTTCCGTTTGCTGGTTTGCTACTTGTTTACGCGCTTCTTCCATTTGTTCGTTTGTTCTAAATTCTTCACCTTCGTTACTCTCTCCTTCCCCACCATTCCCATTCCCAGTCCCATTCCCATTCCCACCCTCGTTATTATTTTCAGGAACTTGTGACATGGTAATTTTACTATAATCTACACCCAATACACCATAAAATTTAACCAAATAATTCTTCCAAAAATTATAGCGTTTAATCTTGGCTGATAATTTTGAATATTCAAACGCATATAATAATGATTGGTCTGTACCCTCTAATAAAGAAGCAATAACTTTTGCTGGATTTGTAATTAGAGTGTCTGATTCTTTTTGATATTTTTCGGCATTCTCTAAATACTTATATAGATCTTTTCTAATAAATTCAGCACATCCATCTTTATATGGATCTAAACTATCATCTCCGGTTACATCGTCTAGTAATGTTCTTGTATGTTCTGGAACATTTTTATCTTTTTGAACTAATTTTTTAAACTTGGCTAGAGTGGCTTTAGTAAGTTTTGTATTTGGTTTGCTACCATTGGTCATGTCTTTTTTTAAAAATTGATGATAATTCAAGTATGTTGTTAATCCCTTTATCGATTCTCGATTAACATATTTTTCATCTCCAAATGTAAATACTTTTTTTACCCAAGTAATTGATTTATTATTATGAGCGTTTCTATGTCTTATATAATGGCATCCGGGAAATAACAAAAGAAATGGTATTGTAAATAATGGAAACGCGTGATATAATAATGAGAGTGGCATAAATAGACTTAATTTATAAGAATTATGATCATTATACATACAAGTAGAACTTGGAATAACCCCAAATCCAGTTGGGACAGATATAGCACCTTGTATTTTTGTCATTTTAAACCCTATCCCATATCTTCTCGCAAACGCAGAGAATGGTAATATATCTCTTTTTAATGATGTTATAAATTCTATAATTCGATCTATTGTACTAAATATAATTACTTGCGAATAATAAATTAATGTCATAATCCCTGCTATTTTAATTGCTATCTTAACGGCACAACACTCAAATTTACAATCCCCAATAGCATTTAAAATCCCATATGTCAAATACCCTATAGTAATAAATATAAAACCAGCAATAAATAAATGTTTGATTAAAAGAAGCATAAACATACATAGAGTTTTAATAAAATGTGTACTTAGAAGTTTGTATATTCTTTTAACAGATATCATATATGTTATTATATAACTAAGTATAAATATCACGATAGGATGTTTAATATTTTTATAGTTTTGTAATATTATAAAAACTAGACATCCAACGAATAATCCAAATGCCATAGTTCCCAATTGTTTATACTCCTCGCAAAATTTAAAGAATTGAGGAATAGTTGATATAACAGCATAATCAATTATATTTGTTGTCTTTAGTAAACCACCTGTATATAATATAAAACATAGCACTACACTAAATACTGATAGTAAAACTATATTTTTAGTACTTCTACAATTTGGAGCGTTATCATCACCTCCTTTTAGATGAAAATGTTTTATCTCAATATTGGAATATGCGTTTAAATTATATGTCAATATAGATTTATTATTTTTAAGATATATCCCATTGTGATATAATAATTGTTTTTTTATTGGAATTTGATATTTTTTATAAATCAATTGCTTTACTCTTAATATAGAAGATGAATTATGTAATTTTATATTAAGTAATTGTGTTTTATATGAAACACATAGATTAATTATTGTGTTTTTCATTTAACTATATTATATATAATAATTGAAAATAGATATTTATACTATTTAATATCTATTTTGTCAATTATTTTTATATATATATATTATATATGTCCCGTCCAGCTCCATTCTCACCCGGATCCGTTCAAAACCAATCAGTTCATAGTAAATCTAACCCCCCCTATATGTTATCAACCACGCCTCACGCTTATAATAAACCAGCTGGTCATTCATCTCCAGCTGGGTTACCATTATATGAGAGAAGTTTTCAAGGACCATTTCCAAGGATATCTGATGTAAATTTCGACGTACAACGCATGGGTTCTAATAATTTATTAGCGTCCCCAATCCCTTTTAAGGGTGGTGCTAAAAAGAAGAAATCAATTGTTAGGAAGAAGAAATCAATTGTTCGGAAGAAGAAATCAATTGTTAGGAAGAAGAAATCAATTGTTAGGAAGAAATCAATTGTTAGGAAGAAGAAATCAATTGTTCGGAAGAAGAAATCAATTGTTAGGAAGAAATCAATTGTTAGGAAGAAATCAATTGTTAGGAAGAAATCAATTGTTCGGAAGAAATCAATTGTTCGGAAGAAGCCAATTAAACGTAAGATTGCCCGTAAATTTGGGGGATGACGCGCTGTAAAACCCGAGTATTAGAATAATATGAATGAATTGTTATTAGAATAATATGAATGAATTATACTATATTAGATTAACCAATAGTATAATGATAATATTATATCATACTACCTAGTATCACTAGGAGTACTAATAATTTTATTATATTATATGATTATATTATATGAATTATATAGATTTATATAAACAAAATGTCGAGTTTCAAAAAAAAGATAAACATCTATATAAAGATGCATTAAATAAATATTATGGTACTAATTTTTGTAAAGAAAGTGATGATATTATAAGAGAGAGGGGTGAATATAAGATTGGTGTTAAATGTGTTAAAAAAAAAACATTTTTAACAATAGATTTACCCCGTTATAAAAATATATTCACTTTATTAAATGAGTATAATATTAAAAAGAAAGAGTTATTGGTTGATTTAAACCAACTAATAATTGGAGATACTATAAATAAAGTATCTAAATTAGATAATATAAAGAAGAAATATAAAGAATATGATGAGAATATTATAAATATAAATAAACTTATAAATTATCAGAAAAATATAATTTCCATAATAGAAAAAGAAAAAGAAAATAGTTTATTTAAAGTAAATGAATCATTTTATAAAAAAAAGAACTTATATGATAATATACAAAATAAAATAATATCCCCGAGTATTAGAAAACAACTAATTAAATTTTATTCAAGTTCTATTAAAAAAAGTAAAGGAAATAATATAAATATATCATCAAAAGATATCCCCAATTTATCAAAAGAGTTACAGATATCTAAAGATGATTTAGGGAATTGGTTGAAATGGATTAACGAATCTAGAAATTATATAAATCACTCTATAAATAATGATAGAGTGCGGGATAAATATATAAAAGAATCTGAATTACAGACTCAAATTAATAAGAATTTTTTAGAACAAATTCCAAATATACCGACATATAGTAAAAACATTATTTTATCAGATAAATATATGTTAGATGAATCGTCAAGTAACATTGCCAGTGATTCACCAGAATCAATTAATGACGACGAAGAAGATAATGTAGAAGAAGAAGAAGAGGAGAAAGAAGAAGATGACACGGAGGAAGCAGAAGAAGATAAGGAGGAGGATGACAAGGGGGTGGATGACAAGGAGGAAGAAGATACTGAAGCAGAAGAAGACAAGGATGAAGAAGAAGACAAGGATGAAGAAGAAGACAAGGATGAAGAAGAAGAAGCAGAAGAAGACAAGGATGAAGAAGAAGAAGCAGAAGAAGAGGAGGAGGAAGAAGACAAGGATGAAGAAGAAGAAGCAGAAGAAGAGGAGGAGGAAGAAGATGCAGAAGAAGATGACAATAAGGAAAATAATAAGAAAGGAGGGTCTTCGCCTATTATACAAAACATAGATGCTTTAATTAAAGATATAAGACCCTTGAAATCTCCTATTAATAAGAGTAATTTGAATAAGAGTAATTTGAATAAGAGTAATTTGAATAAGAGTAATTTGAATAAGAGTAATTTGAATAAGAGTAATTTGAATAAGAGTAATTCAGATATAAAAATAGTTCATATTAAAAAAAAATATTTACCAGTTGATATGCACGCGGACTTATTAACAAATAAACATCAAAATATAAGATTAAGAAAAATATAATATATCATAATATAATATATATGAAATCTCCGATAATACCATTTTATTTTTTGATTGCTTTTTATATTGGAATGTTTATTGTATATGTATCATACACAATCCCAGATATAATGGTACAATATCCAACGTTGGAAAATGCCGGAAAGATTATCTATCAGTCTGATAATGACTCATGTTATAAATATAAAAAGGTTGAAGTTATGTGTCCTTTAGATAATTCTGTTATTGTATCTAAAGAATAGAGATATATAATATCTATATATTTTATATAGATATTATATATGGTTATATATAATGAAAATATAATGAAAATATTATCAATTATACTGGGTTTACTATTAGCATATATTGTTAAATTCGCGGTTGATACTAGAAATTGTATTATATATAAAATACCAAATCCAAATAAAATACAAAGAAATATATATAAGTCAAATAATAAATGTTATAAATTAAAAACCGAAGAATCAGAATGTAAACTAAATATATAATAAATTTAGTTGTAATATATAGTATATGTCTATTATCGCAATTGGTGGAGGTGATCTAACACATTCTATATTTGATAAGATATTATCACTTATTACAACTAAACGTGATGGTAACCTCTATATAGGACTTATAACAGACGCATCTTTTATGACACCTAAACAGAATATAGAAAAAATACTGAAAGGTTTTAATAAACAGAAACGAAATTATCCAACATTTAAGTTTATAATAGAAAATTTTAGATTACTTGATTATAAAAATAATAAGAATGATTTAACTAGATATTTTACATATGTAGATATACTCTTTATGACAGGAGGTCATCAACAGAATATATATAATAATATATCAACCCTGTTAAAATATAATATTAATATAAAACGTTATTTTATAGATTTTTTATCTCGAGGTGGTTTATTAGTTGGAACAAGCGCAGGTGCTTCTATATTAGGACCATTAATGCCGCCCGTTCTAGGAAAAGGAATTGGTTTAATCGGAACTATTATAGACCAACATTTTGTTCAAAATCGAAGATTTAATAGAGGTCTTAGATTTGTTAGAGATAATCCTAGACTAGGATTAATAGGTATTGACGAAGACACAATGATAATTCATAATTATAGAAGGGGTCACACAGGAAAACGTTATTATAAAATATTCGGAGATAGATTGGTTGTTATTATTTCAAATATTAAAGGACACATTAAGGTTAAAGTTCTTAGAAATGGTAATAGTTTTTATATTTAATATTGCGTCATATTAATATTATTAAAATGAAATATTTTAATATATGAGTAATACATTACAACAAGACCAGTCAACACCGATTAATGCAATACAAGGAGAACGAGTTCAGGTATCCACCGCGCAACAGAATAATGGGGAGTTGGTTGATAATGTTCAAAACACATATGAACAAATGAATTCAGACGAAGAAGGAGATATGAGTGATGATATGTATTCTCGTCAAATGATGGGTGATGTGAATGAACCTATGGCACAATATAATAATCTATCTCAAAATGGACCTGCTGTACAATCTAGAACAAATGCGTTGGTAAATAGTATTAAACCATCTCTTATTGTTCTAATAATATATTTTGTATTAGGAATAGGACTAATTCAAAACGTAATCAAAGGTGTTTTATCTCGCCTAATAGGTTCTGAAAATCCTAGATTAGGATTATTTAATTTATCAATCCGTTCTGTTTTAGCAGCACTTTTATTTTTTATTATTAATAAATTTATATAATATTGATATGTTATTGATTTGTTATTAATATTGATTTGTTATTAATATTGATTTGTTATTAATATTGATTTGTTATTAATATTGATTTGTTATTAATATTGATTTGTTATTAATATTGATATAATATTATATATATAATATTATATGTATAAGGATAAAAATATAAAAAATATATTATTTATAATAACGGTGTCTGTTATTTGTTTATCAATTTTATTATTAATTGTTCTCCATAACAGGACAAATACTATATTTCAATCAATAGTAGTATGGTTAATATTATATATTATATCTCATTGGTGTCTTAAGTCATTGCCATTGGCAATATTTACTTCTGTTATATTAGTACTATTATTAACATTCGTACGTTGTAATAATAATGTAACTGAAAACTTTGAAGACGAAGACAAAAAAGATGAAGACAAAAAAGATGAAGACAAAAAAGATGAAGACAAAAAAGACGAGGACGAGATTTTAAAAGGGAGGACTAATGTGGTTCGGAATATTGAAAATAAAAAAGGAGACATGTCAGACGATTTGGGATTATCTGAAATATCTAAAATGTTAGAAGGATTGGAAGATGAAAAAGAAGACAATAAAGGACTAAAGTCAACATCAGATGGTAATGATAAATTAGGTGCCTCTGGTGCACAAAGAGAAACATTTAGACTAATTAATACTGTTAATGAATTAGATAAAACATTAAAGGCGTTAAGTCCAACTCTTAATCAAGGTAAAAATATAATAGAAATGATGAAGAAACTTAATTTATAATTATAAAACATAATATATTATTATATTATATGTATAATGAAGATATACTAATCTTAGTAATTATATGTTCTGTAATAATTACACTTATTATATTATATTCAACAGGATATTCATTCAAATATGTTAAACCATATCCACAACAAGAGCATTTTTTTTCAAGTATAAAAAAATGGATCAATGGGGGTGACGATAGTGTCAAACCATATAATTCACAGATATCTGAACCAACAACATTTTTACCACCACATAATTCTGTTAACCCAGAAATAGAACCGGTTCCAAATACTAATAAAGTGATTGATACTACAAATATTTTAAAACGTCTAAATGACACTCCATCGGATAATACGTTGTCGTCGAATAATATATCAACAATGGGATTAAAAAAGTCAGGACATGTAGAATTAGATAATAAACATAAACAAGATGCTGCGATGAATTTTCAATTTTTTGATTCATTAGACACACCAGATGATAATGAATTTATGTATACTGGTGCCGAAATTGGACTTAGTGGTGCTAATATAAGTTGTGGTAATTCAAGAGTTAAATCGACAAATGCCGAAGGCATTGCCATATTAGATAAAGATGGGTCTATATCTGATATAAAGATGGTAAATAAAGGAAATGGTTATAAGACAGCTCCTAAAATAACAATTTCCAATGGAGGCGGGTCTGGGTGTAAGGCAAAGGCTATTATTGATGATAATTCGTCAATTGCTCATATAGAAATTATAGATGGAGGTAGTGGATATATATCAACTCCTATAATTTTAATAGAATCACCCAATTCTAATAAAAAATGTAGATTATATATTAAAAAATAATTATATTAATTCTATGCGCTAAGTTGTTCGACTGATTGTTCGGTTGGTTGAACGACTGATTGTGTCTCGCTATTATAAACAACCAGTTCTTTTTCATACCGGGTTTTATCGGATACGTGTTGAGTATGATATTTAGCAAGAGTCTTTACATCATCTTTCTTAGTAGAACTCTTAAGGGATGTCCATCTTACACCAACTTCCTTTTGTAGGTCGCCGAATGAAATATCCTTATTTGCTTTCTTAATGTCAGCGGATGCGTCGTGTTTAAAAAACATATATGCCGATAGTGGACGTTTTGGACCCATATATTTTGCCTTCTTTTTCTTAGTTGTAACTTTTAGTTCGTCTGGTGTTGCGTTGAACAATTCGATTTCAGTGGCATATCGCGCCTTATCATCCATATGAAGGGTCATATATGGGGTTTTATCACTATCTGACATTTCTTTCCACTCTGTAGAAATTAGTTTTTGAATATCTCCAAATTTCAATTCACTATTTGCTGATTTATGAGCTGGGTATTGTCCCTTTGAATAGAAATTATAAGCGGTCAATGCTCGCTTTGGTTTCTTTAGCTTTTGTAGTTTCACTTTAGTTGGCTCAGCTACTGGTTCAGCTACTGGTTCAGCTACTGGTTCAGCTACTGGTTCAGCTACTGGTTCAGCTACTGGTTCAGCTACTGGTTCAGCTACTGGTTCAGCTACTGGCTCAGCTACTGGTTGGGTCTCCTTCTTTACTTTCTTAGATTTAGACTTTTTCTTCTTTTCGACATTAGTGTTAGTATTACTCATTTTAGTGGTTGTTGTTTCCTGTTGCATTTTATAAATTATTGTATGCTTATTTCTCTATATAGTTTTGTATCGGTGTTTCTATTTCGAATTAATTTAACGCATTATATTATGAATATATTATATTCTATATAATATATGCCAGTAAGAAAACAACAATCTAATACATATGTATTTATATTATTAGCATTTATTATAATTGGTTTAATAACTACTATTTGTGTTATATCATACCCTAAATCAAAATCTATTAACAATGAATCTATTAACAATGAAATAAGTGAAGATAAAACAAAATCAGTCGTTATAAACAATATATATCAGCGTGGTAGAAAAACACCCCAGGAAGACAATGCGTATGAAAGAGTTTTCAACCCTCTACTATATCCATATAAAAGTCCACCATCTTACAAACAATCCTATAATAATCTTGAATTACCCCCTCAAGTAATAGGATGTGGTGGGCGAAGAACTCCTTGTATGGGTGGAAGTCAAATGGCAATTACAAATAATATGCCCCGTTTAATAATAGATGATTCAAATATAGCACCCGTTAATATATCAACTCAGGGTCCAATTGGAGAACCACAGCAAGTTGGTGCTATATCTAAAATATTAGGTAATGAAAATCAAGTATATCCATTGTTCGGGCGACGTAAATATCCAAATGATAATAAGTGGGAATATTACACTACAATCGGACAATATGGAGTCAAGATGCCTGTTATTACACCTCGTAAAAATGATGAATTAGGCACAAATGAAACAATATTTATAAAAGGGCAGAAAACACCATATAGAGTGTCTATGTATGAAACAGACCATCCTCAGTATATTCCGTATGCTTAGGAAATTATAAATTAGTGTTGTTTATTAACTACATTTCTGGCGCTTAGACGAATGTTCTACCTTGTCAGCAGCAACAGCAGCAATAGCATTTTTACGAGGTGCCAAAAGATGCGTCTATTGCCCAAATTTTGGCGAACATCGCAAACAGAATCAGCATCGGGTAGAATGTGTCCACGTGGTTGCTATGAAGTCCACCGACACGATTAGCAGGGCGAGTAGCTCGAAGTCCCGCACCCATGCCACGACAAGACTTGCGAGAAATACATGGTCCCACAACAATTGCTTGGCTGCGATTGCCTTGTTGTGTTCACGACAACGTGGACATATCTCATCAGGGGTCGGAGACGTGTCCGACTCTAAGTAGTCGCAGACCAGACCAGACCCACTATAACCCATCAAATCGGTCTTATATAATAATTTAATATTATTACCATCAATTTTTATCCAACAACCTTATTATATTTATCTAGACGTGTATATTCCGTATGCTTAGGAAATGTTATAATTGCTGGTATAGCAATGCTATTAACAAAATGCCATCGCCACAACAAGAAGTGCAATCACCACAACAACAAGGGCAAGGACCAGGTTGATAAGCAACAGCTTGTTGCGACACGGCCACTCTTTCCATTTGCGCCGTTGGCACTGTCGCAAGAGTAGGTTGGTCATGAAATTGTTGCGCTTGGCACACTGCTGACATTCCCAATCAGGGTATCCCGCCACCCTCACCTTCGAGGGAGACAGGCTTGTAGCCGACGCGTACCTTAAACATCTACATTTGATGAGCTTGCCCTCACATCCAATTTTGTAATCAAATGGACCTGCAAAGACGTCGTCTGACAACTTAAACGGCTCCACGAGGTCGTCATCGGTTTCTGTCAAAAACTTGAAAATGTAGTTACCCCTCAAATCTGTCAAATCTGTTTTATATAATAATATAAGATTACCATCAATTTTTATTCAACAACCTTATTATATTTATCTAGACGTGTATATCCTAGATAATTATATCCTTTTAATTGTTTTCCTTGTATTTTAGTTGATTTTTCAATCTGTTCGTTTAAGTCATTTGGGTTACTTGCCTTTGTGACGTCTAATTTAGACTCGTGTATAAGTTTAGTAAAATCTGAATTTTCGAGGTCATCGTATAGATTGCTATAATATTCGGGGGACGTAATTGGTTTATTTATTTTATTTGCTATAGGGGGGCATACCCCCTTGACGTATTCTAATGTATTGCCTTTCTTTAATTCATTGTAAAATTTATAATGTTCATATGATAGTGTTGATTCGTCATCTGTCATTAGGTATAGCCAATTAATATAATCTTGAAGTGTCATATTCGCCTGATAGAATGATTTGAATACTTTTCGGTCAATAGCATTCAAATTATTTGGATTGGGGAAATTTGTAGTACCATAAGAACATTTATAATTATCGTGGTTGTGGTTTAAACAACATACTTTACTATACGAGTTGGTAACACCATCATCAATAACAATATTATCTTCTGAATTTTCTAAATATTTACCATAAATATGATTTTCATTATTAGAAACACCTATAACATCGGTCATCCCAGAGAATGTTTCAATACTATCTGTTAATAAATTTGTGGATTGAACAACTTTATTAGGATGTCTTTCATCAGATGTTGTTAATATATTTGTTTCTTCATTTTTTATTATATTATCTGTATTATTCGTTCCATTTATTTTATCTATATGTAATCTGTAATCCATTAGATGAATCATTAGTAGAAAGATCGCATATAATATAATAAAAAACATTATAATACCAAATACAATCGTCGATTTGGATATTTGAACCATTATTAAATTATAATAATATTTTAATTATATATATATATCATCAATTTCAATATTGGGTGTTATAATCAAATAAATATTATAATATAAAGTATGGAAGATATATTATATGAATTACTTACCCTTAATAAAACTAAGGTAATTAAACTACAACCCAACCCGTCCGCAGGTGAAGGACCTCTTTTATGTGATACTCAGTGTAATATGGAAATTAAATATTCAACTAAACTTATCAGTCCTGATAAAATAAGTTGTCATATTAACCCACAAAAAAAATATATGAGACTTGATATATCAGATACAGATAATTATATTTTATATCAAGGGGCAAATAGTGCGGTCGGTGCTAGTTATATTAAAACGGCTGATAATATTATTAGTGATAAATATCAATTAAAGAATATTTTTATATTTTTCAATATAGGAAATTATATTGATAATAAAACAGGTATAGATGATATAGAAGTTCGCCTAGTTCATGAATCTATTAACAAAAATAAAACCGATTCCAAAATATATATAACTAATGTAATTCATATAAATGGAAAAGGTGATAATACATCAGTCCAATCTAAATTATATGAATCAATTTTTAAGAATATACTTGAATATAAAACCCNCACCCCAAATAATAATGCGTATACTCAAAATTTAAACACTATGTGTAAAANGGGGAATGATTGTATTGCGAGTATTAATTGTAGTAATTTTATAATAGATAATACAACTGATTCTGGGTTTTATAGTTATTTAGATATAAACGTTGGNCATAAATTATACTGGATTATATTTCAAAAGGAAGTTTCTATTAGAAATAGTATATTCACTGAAATAAAAAAATATATGAATGCTAGTGTTGGAATACCCCAATATATAACACCAAAAAACGGACAAATAGTATATATAAATATTGAGGGGAGGAAATATACGATGAAACACTTTTTATATATAACACCAAATGGTACCGAAATACCATCTTATGGACAGGATAAATATGGAGTCCGGGCAGATAATACCGATGGTCCAGATGATACAAAACAAGTACAAGACCATACAGGAGGGAATGGTACTGATAATTTAATACTATTAAGTACACCTAATAAAAAAGAAAAAGTAGTTATAGAAGTTGATAGGAAAGAACATTTCAACTCTACAACCCCGACTAGAATATCAGACCGAATATTTGATATATCAAATAAACTATTTAGTCGTTTATCAAATATTAAAGAAAACTATTCAACTATCAATATACAACAAAATGAATTAAATGATAATAGTATAGAACTAAAGATTAAGAGTATTATAATATATATATTACTTACACTGATTGTATTTTATTTTTTAATTTTAAAAACAAATCTATATATTAAACTAATTGGTTTCTTAATCTTTATAAAAAATAAAATAATGGGTATTTTTGTTAAAAAACAATCAATAATTGGGGGAGATACAGATATTAATACGACGCGTGATATTGATTCAACAGATATTAATACGACGCGTGATATTGATTCAACAGACCACCATACTATTATTAAAAAACAGGGGGGTCATAAAAAAGTGTTTAAATTAGGACTAAAGAAAATGAAACGAAAACTCATTTAGAATTTCCAAATATGATTACAATGAATACACGTTACAAATGTTGTCATCGGTTCATCGGCAGATCTTGTTTGAAGTTGATATGTCGTTGTTTTATTTTTTTTACATCTACCACATACATATTGGTCTGTTTCATTGACTTTATTCCGCATTGTCATATATTCTTCTTCCGCTTTTTTTCTGTCAATATAAGATTTCCAATTATCTCTATGTACCTCCCATTTATTAATATAGGCAATATTATTAACATCTAATTTACCAGATAGGATATCATTCATAAAGTGCTTATTATGAAGATATGATGCTTTATTTAGATTATCATAAATAGTTCTTACCTTTGCTGTATATCTTCTTCTAAATACAATATCATCAAAACTTGTTGAAATACGATTCTTGACTCCCTTGTCAACCGCATATTTATAAATACTATTCTCGATTGATTCTATAATATCAGACTGGTCATCTTCAAATAGTTGTTTAAAGTGATTTTTACAGATTTCCCTATAATTAGGTGTTTCGGATTGATTTTTACTTTGAGTGGGCATAGTTATATATATTATACATCAAATATTTAAATCAATTTTATTATTTGTACAAATATACATAACCATATATATATATATATATATATATATGTCCAATGATTGTAATACAAATACATCTAAAATTGAAATAAAATCTATCAATGATTTTATAAATAAGAATAAAAACAATCATAACAATCATATTATTATAGGATTGAATGAAACTCAATTCATTAATCAATATATATACGAGAGGGTTTTGATTTTCTTACAACAAAAACAGCCAAACGCACAATCTAACTATAAATCATATAGTATATACACTCATAATAATATACATTTACATGTAACTAACAATGGTTCTTCAAATTGTTATAGTAATATCCAAAGATATAATAAAACATATACAGCAGACACTTATAATATAGTGTTTAAATCATATTCACATAGAAAACTCACCAACGATATTTTTGAATCAAACTATTCATATGATAATATAGACCATATAGAATCGGTATCATATACATATAATAATATTATAATCGACCTTATGAAAGTTAATAATAAATATGTTATTAAACTAATTATTGAAAATGATATATCATCAATAACAATACTTAATTTAATAAATACATTGGTTAATATAGTATAGGTTAATATAGAATTTTATTTCTATTATATACTATATGGAAACTAAAATATTAATAAATTCTCTATTGGTAATTATTATAATTTATTTATTATTAGATTGTATCCCTCATAGGTATATGTATGGGGATAAGAAACATACATATGGGGAGAGAATGACAAACGTTCAAGAAAATCTTGATAATTCGGTCGAAGTTGTTGATAATGTAAGTGAGTTAGACCAATATATGGAGAATAAGTTTGACCGGTTTTCAACAGATATAACCGATAGTAATAATGTAAAACCGGATAATTTTTATTTGAATGATAATAATGTTCCCAATTTTAATAGTGGAAAAGTTGATACGGCTCGTTTTTATGATATGAATATGGATGGTGTTACATCTGATAAACTAGAAAAGTCAAATTATATATCACCAGCATCTCAAAAAGAAAGTGAGGATGTTTTGATTGATAAACAATCTAAACAATCTTCTATAATCGACAATGTAACAGACAAAGAACAGGTATTCAAACCAGATACATGGCAATATAAAAATGAAATGCCTATGAATGGTGGGTCATTTAATGGATTAACTGGGTTTGATTCATTGGGAGGACATTACGCAATCTATAGTAAGACAGAACTTGATTTAGAAAAATGTAATAATGAAACCAAATGTCATAAAGTGGATGACATAAGAAATGGAATGATGCAAAATAGGGATAATCAATAATTTATATAAAGACTTTTTACCATTTATATATATAATGAGTACTTCATCTAAGAATTATATGAAGGATGAAAGGAGAAGAAGTGAATATAATAGATTCACTTCTTCCAATCTGATGTGGAAAAAGACTAAACTTATTAGTAATTTCCTTGTAGAAAATTCGAACTCGACAATTACATTAAGTTTTATTGAAAATGTGCGGAGTTTTATCGGGGAATTGAATGGACTTAAGATGTATAATAATAAAAACATCTCAGAACCTTTTCATAATAAATGTTGCCAAGTTATTATCCCACACTTGAAGAAAATCGTAAGTCTACATTCGAAATACGGAATGACCCCCGAATCAATGTCATTAATCAGATTTGAGGTTTCACAAATTCAAATAATGTCATCTAAGATGACTCGTCGATTTAATAGGTTGTATTGACATTATTGACATTATTGACATTATTGACATTATTGACATTATTGACATTATTGACATTATTGACATTATTGACATTATTGACATTAGCCAATTATTGTTTTGGTAAAACAAAAACAATAATTAAAATATCTTTTTATAATAATATGAAAATATTTATTCGTTATACAGATCATAAACGATTATTCAGAATAAATATTTCTTCTAATTGTAGTTTTTTAACATTAAAACGACAAATACATAACACCGCATCTAAGAATCAAATAGAATTGGAACGATTTATAAGAATTCGGCATATTAATAAATATTTGAAAAGTACAAAATATGATAAACAATCTCTTAACGAGAACGATGTATTATATATATCTACTTCCAAATTAAGAGGTGGAGCTGGAGAACTTGGCTTAGCCACTATATTAGAAGCATCTCCTTTATGGTCAGTGTGTGTTTCTCTATGTGTTATAAGTGTATTGTGTCCATTGGTATATATTATGTTATTATACGGGGGTGCTAAAAAACCAGAAGATATATACAATCTTATATATGATATGAGTTCAATGAGTGGTTATAATAATTATAATATAAGAAAAGCATATGACGAACCAGCATATATAGATTTGGTTAATCAGAAATACTATGTTTCTAAATATATAAAAGATTGTAAATTTACTATATTCAAATCAACATTATATTTGGTGTTTTTCATACTATATGCGGTATTTGTAGTATTTACATCTAATATATTCTTTATAACACTATTCTTAAATAATTATAGATTAAGTTATACAAAATGTTTTGTTCATACGAACATTCATCCTTTACACGGGATTGGTATTTCTATATGTATAGTTCTACCAATTATATTATTCTTTTTAGGGATGGGTAGTTATAAATTATCACTTATAACATATATAATAGCGCTTATAGTTGCGAATGTATGTGTTATTACATCAGTGTATTGGAATTCTACACAGAATATGAAAGATGCGATAAAATATATGGACACCGATAAAGATGTTGGTTTAACTGCTCAATCATACACAAGTGATGTTAATTATATGCCAAATTATTTCCGATATTTATACTGGACCCCAATCATAGTTATATTACTTGCTATCTTTTGTCATTCAATGCATATCCATCCATTAATATGGGGTGTTATTGTTGCGTTTATGGGGTCCTTGCCATCATATTATGTTTTAAGGAATGAAATCCCTCTATATTGTAATAATTCTTGGTTTTATAAAAAAGGATATGATAAAGTAATAAAGACAATTAATATTAATAAGTTCTCTAATTTAATGCAGACCGATAAGACAACCAATAAGCCATATTTCGAGGCGTTTAAGTAGATTGGTGTTACGTATAAACATATTTAAAAATAATGAACCATATTATAAATATAATATGTCTGATGATGAATTGAAAATGACTGGACTTCCAAAAACGAATGAAACCGAAAGTGATAGTGATGGGTCGGGGAGCGAATATGAAGAATTTGACCTTAGTGAGAACCCAATGTATCAGGTTCTTTCAGCATTTCTAGAGGATGATGACGGGAATAATATCTGCGAACATATTTCTAAGCTAACCGAAGCAATTCGACAGAATTCTGTGAAACTTGATAAAGTTCTACAGAATTTGAGTAATGAAAAAACAGAGAAAGGACCACGCAAGAGTTCATCTGGTAAGAAATAATTATTTCTTGACAGAACTTGTCCAGTAAGAACTTGTCCAGTAAGAAATAATTATTTCTTGACAGAACTTGTCCAGTAAGAACTTGTCCAGTAAGAAATAATTATTTCTTGAAACCACACGTTCTCATATAGTCAATATTTCTAATAATATTGCGGGTCGACATACCACCGCGAACCCAATATTCGGGGACAATGTGTTTTGTATTTTGGACGTTATCGGCTAGACACGGGACAAGTGGTGTAAATCGGTCAATTGAAATACCCGATAATGTATTACAAGACCTTGGTTGTGATGTATCTTCCCCAATCATAAGTCTAGATTTAAGGTCGGGCATTTTGAGAGTTGATTCTCCCCTACCTAAGAAAGGTGTTCCTAAAAAATGACTTGTATCAAGACATTTACTTGTTTTTGATTTATCAGATGTTAATATGTTTCCCATACTACCATCTTTAAGATGAGAATCTTCATCTATAAAATGATTTTCATTTGCGGCACTTGATTGATACATACCCCTGACATCAAGAGACTTGTGATAATCCTCTAGGTTTGAGTTAGATTGGTTAAGGGTGTGATAATTGTGGATGCGGAGATTATTGTCATCATAATTTAATTTTTCGTCATCATTGTCATTAATACGTGTTTGATAATTAGTTTCTAAACTACTATATTGTGCCATATATATAATATAGTATATATTATATTTCTACAGAAATAATGTTAATTATAACACCCCGTCGGTGGGGATTAGGCGTGTGTTTTAATCGCATAGTAACCATTGACATGAAGCCGGTCTTCGGGCGACATGGATTTCTCGATCTTAACCGTCCGGTTGAGCAAAATCACCGCATTATCCAGCGAGACCTCCTCGTCCAACAGCATTCTGAGGACAATCGGGTATACCGTGTGAGAGAGGCAGGAATTGACCTGCTCGGTGTCCTGCGCGGTGTCCTGTGTGGTGTCCTGCTTGGCGTTGGACACGAGGGCGTCGTGGAGCTGGTCGTGTGACGCCAACGTGTCGTCACACATGACGCGGAGCTTGCGGAGTTGCTTTTGGTAGTCGGACAGTGTCGACGACCTGTCATTACCGATCGACATATCGATCCGGTATGAGACCGACTTGTTCAGTTTTAACAAGTCGGATAGCATTTCCGTGCAGAGGACCCACACCTTGACCGACTGGTTGCCAAGCGAGTGAACTCTTAGGTTGGCAAGCTCACTCTCCACCGCAGTGATGATACCGGATAGTGAATTGATCTTAATCAAATAGCGCTGCGTCAGCAGCGTTGTCTGACTCGGAATGACGAACACTGTGGTGGTAGTGTCCAACATGCAATGAAAAACATGTTGTGTTTTCTGAAATATGGTATCGTAAACACACTCCATCTTACTGTTCGCCATGGTAGAGTATCGACCGACTCGAACAACTGGACTATGCTGAACAAGACTCCCCAGTGTATAAGTAACTCTTATAATAGATACCCGTCGAATTTTTTATTTACATACCACACGTATATTGACTATTATAAAACATCCATATGGGGTATGTTTACACAAGGGAAATCGTGTCAAGTCCGTAAACGGCATAACTTTCGACACGCTTCTCCAACATGTGGATCATACTCGTATAGAACGTTCCGAATTCTACGTTGAACTTACGAGATGAAACTCGCAGAAGGTCCTTTCGTTCGGCATTCAGTTTGTCCTTGAGATAGTATCCTGCCACCATTTCCTCATCGTACATGCGTAATTCGATTGTTGGGAGCAAGACCTTCATGACAAACGTCCAAAAACGCCGTGATTCGGCGAGTGATTCGACGCGTGGAAATGTCAAATTGAGAAGTTTAAATACCTCGTCCCTAAATGTTTCGTTGTGGGTCTTCATCGCCCACCAGTGTGTACCACTCTTATAATAGCCATCGATTTTTTTATTGATGTAGTGCGTCGTATCCCACCTTTGCGGAGTGATTGTATATCTCCCATTGCGGGGCACATTTTATTGTATCTTCTTTACACGTGGGACCTGTATTATAACACCACTTAGCAAACTCTGTTTGTTTATTGGGGTTTGTTGTAGATGGCATAGTATAGTATTGACGTTGTGAGTTATTTTTCCCGTATAAATCCGAAACATCTCTATATAAATTCGTATTAAACTTCTCTTTTATGTCTTTCTTTAGTGTTTTATTATCCCAAGACTTACACGCCTCTGCCTTTTTTGGGTTATCTGTTATAACATTAATATTCATAAATGGATTATTATATGTTGGCTTCGTACAAGATTTTTCTACTAATATATCTTTATTGTGCGAGTTCAGATCACTTTTATATGAATTAAAATACATTTCTATATTATTCATCTGAGTTTTATATATAAATAATGTAAAACCTATTATAACAACTGGTATATAGAAATATAGATAATTCATTGTAAATAAATAAAGAACAACTCCTAAATATATGGAAAGACGTGAAATGGCATTTAATTTCTCTATTAATGTCATATCATACGATGGATAGAATTCAGATAACCGATTACGTTGAACTAAAATTCCTATATTATCAGACCAAAATTTATCACCTTTAAGATTTTGGGACGTAAGGTTCTCTTTGTTGATACGTGGTTGATTGGATTTCGTCATATAATATATTAATATATTAATATATTATATTTTATGTTAAAATGTATTTATAATCTGGTAGATCCTTCGTTCGAACTATCACTCATATGATGGTATTTGATATTAATCTATCATTAGTAATACGATTGCTATACTATATTGACGACAAGCCTGTCCGATTAAAATAAAAATTGACGATAAACTATTATTAAGTTATTAATAATAGTTTATCGTCAATGGTGCAGTTACAAAGCGATGATTCAATGCAAGAGGAAGTGAAAAATTGTAGGATAGAGCTCACGGAACAATACATGATCTTGGGCGCGGGACACTGGAAGTTGCCGCAAGAAATCATTAGAGACTGCAAGTTTTTGAGCGAGGGACAAAGCGAGTCAAAGCGAGATGCCCAGAAAGAATTCATGTTCCCGCGCGCGGGACAAGAGATCAAAGCCACGCAGGCGAGGAACCGCATCAAAGCCACGCAGGCGAGGAACCGCATCAAAGCCACGCAGGCGAGGAACCGCATCAAAGCCACGCAGGCGTGGGACGGAACATACTTGTGTTTTGCCATCGTGTGCGGGTTCGTACCGGGATTACTCGTTACCATTAAAACAGGCAACCCGGACGCGGGGTTTATCGTCGCGATCATCTCTGCTATCATCGTACCGATAGCCTTAATATTTGCATTGGGATAACCAACCCATCATTTACACTCGTTGTAACTTAAGGAATTTATTTTATTTATAATATTATATATGCAAAAACTTGATATCCTTAATAATCCTATTTATAAATTATGTATGTCAGAACTTGAGTTACACGATAATACATGGATTAAACGAAAACGAATTATTGATACTACATTTATATTTGATATATTATTACAAGCGTCTGTACTTAAACAAGGTGTTAGTACATTATTACAAATTCATAATAAATGTTCTCATACTGCTTTAATTAAAGCACGTGCTAAAATTAAAAATGATATTTTTTATGATATTAATAAAACAATTAATAAAACTTTATTTAATAATATATATGCGATTGATGGTTCTAAAGTAAGAGTACATGAAGGATTTAAAAATTTTGGATATAAAACAAGAACTAATGATTCACAAAGCAGAAGATGTGCTAATAAACCACTTGCTATGCTCTCGTCCCTAACAGGTGTTTTATCTGATACAATTGTAGATTATACTATAACAAAGCATTTTAATGAAAGAGAATGTATTAAAAAACTTGTTTCTGGTTTAAACCCACGTGATATTGTTATTTTTGATAGAGGGTATTATTCAATTAAAACATATGATTTTTTGTATAACTCCAACCTAGATTGTATAATGAGACTTAAGGTTCCTGCTAATAAAGATATTCGTCCTTTTATTAAATCTAATAAATCAAGTCTTGTTACTAATATTATATATAACTCTAAAATTATACCAATTCGATATATTAAATATTATATTGATGATAACCAATATATTATTGGTACTACATTATTAAATGCTTCATTGAAATATATTAAACTTCTATATAAACTCCGATGGAGAGTTGAATTATCATTTAAACGATTAAAATCTAATTTAAATATTAATACTATATATTCCAAAACAGAATATATGTGGAAACAAGAACTTCAGTCTAGAATTTTAATTGATACTATATCTCATACAATACAATATAGACATACAAACCAATTTAGAAAACAAAAAGTTATTTCTAGTAAAACTAAAACCACATATAATGATATTTATAGTTTATACACCACTAGATATACAATACCTTATACTCTTGTCTTAAATCTTATAATTTGTTCAAAGTTATATTACTTAATAACATAACATATGTTATGTTTCTATACAAATCTTCGTTTAACCATACGTTATTAAAAATAATATAGATACTTTTATTATATATAAAGATTAGATTATATGCTTATATAACGAGTATGAATTTATGTCTTTATCTAAATATAGTAACATAAATATTTTAAAAACCAAATTAAAATCATTAAATCTGGTTAGACCAGAAGAACAAGTATCAACCATTAGTTGTTCTATGAGAAATGTAATTAATAAAAATGCTGTTATAACTAAATTTCCTAAATCTAAGTCTAATACGTTGCTTAAAACAGCATATGATGGACCCGATGCGTGTAATATATATCATTTCGATTTATATCTAAATACTAATAAGAATCAGATAGTTCCCATTAATGAAATATTTAGTTATCTTGTTAGTTATATATCAGACCTTAAATTATTAGTTAGTGCGTTTAATAATTATCTATGGGAATATTTATATATGATTAAACAACCTTTGGAAGAACTTAAAACATCATTCTTTACAGATGTTATAAATGCGTGTTTAGGTGATACCAAGTCTAAGTATTATGATATTTTTAATCAATTCGCAATTAGTATTAGATTATCTCATTTCTTACCTAGACTTGAAAATATATCACAAATTATAGAATATGTAAAGGGTGAGTTAAGGGTTATATGTAGTAATAATATTCAATTGAATTTTGAAAATAGGGTTTTATCTATGATAAAATGGAGGATTTTAGATATTATACCAACTGAAAAATATGACAAAGATGTAAAATCAGATATTTATAATGTTAAATCATATATATATAAATGCTTAACAACCCAACAACCTATAAATATAGAAGATTTAAAGTTAAAATTTGTTAAATTAGATAATAATACTTTAAATGATACGTTTAAAGAAGATATTAACTTATTTAATACAATTCATAGTTATATTAGTGGATTAAATAAGGACGGGGTTAAAGAAAAACTTCATACATTTGAAGGGGTGTTAAAATCAACACCCCATCTATTTATATCTTATATGTTATATGGGTGTAAGTTGATTGATACGTTAGATTTAACACGTGTTTTCAATGAATGTAAAGAGTCTATGAATAATATTATAAATATTAAGGATAGAGGTAACAAATGGACTGAAATATGGAAGTTTCCAAAGTGTGTTGTACCAACATTTAAAATAATGCCTTTATATAAAGTTAAATCACATTTTATAACATTTGATAAAAAGCAATTTAACCTACTTGGTATAAAAACAATAACTAAAAGAAATCATACAATTAGTAATATTAATGTATTAAAGAAAACGTCTAACGTAGTATATGAAGGGTGTGAATATAGAAAGATTGACACAACCGAATATAAAACATTCGGTTTTACTTTTAACCCAGCTTATGATTTATATATTAATGGTTCTAATACAATCGAACTACAAAATGATATAACATCAGGGTGGTGGTTAAGTAATGGATTAGATGTATATTCGAAGAAGGCTAATATAAGAGAATTAATAAGAGAACAGAATATTAGGTCTCAGTCTAAATTTAATGAATTTGTAGAAACGTTAGATACGACATCTAATAATATTCATATGCCTTGGATTCCGGGTGCTACTTTTATGACAGACGGATTACAGCTAAAACTCTTAATTACTACATTAAGAAGTAATAGAATGGTTGGATTAAAAGGTATAAACAAATCTAAATATACAGGTATTAAAACAGCAAAGTCGGTAAAAAGTGTTAATATGTCAGATGATAGCGTAGGGTTGTATTATATGAATGAAAAATTAGAATTAGAAGAAAATGATATTAAAAATTATATTTATGTAGGGATTGATCCGGGTAAAAATAAACCATTATCGAGTTGTTGTATAGATGGTAGTAAATTTAATAAGGATTGGTGTGATACATCAAGATATGATACATTAAATGAGTCTCTTGATGATAATAAGTATATTACATATAGTCAATATAGATACAAGGTAGGAACAAAAAGACAAGAGACGTTAGAAAAGAAAAGAAGAAAGCAGAATATTAAATATAAAGACGCAATATCATCATTTCAAGGAACAATATCAAAGAGTTCTTCATTTGAGGTAACAAAACCATATTATCAGACATTATTTAATACTTGGAATGTTATAAAGACCGAAGTAACATCACATAGTAGGATATTATTAAAGTTTTTGCTTTTTTCAAAAGCACGAAGTGCGGTAACTACGTGTACGAATATAATATTAGAAAAAGCGATTGAGAAAAGTAAAGAATTAAAAAAGAAACTAATAATATTTTTTGGAGATGGTAGTTTTTGTAGTAGCGGACATGGCAAGAGTTCAATACCAAAGAAATCATTCTTAAAATGCATGGGTTCAAGATATAAAGTTATCGTAACGAATGAGTTTAGAACAAGTAAATTACATCCAATGAGTTTTAATGAACTAAAAACAGAAGAAGGGACAAGGGATCGTCAGTGTAAAACAGAAAACGCCCATTGTTATCCAAATTCAAGTGTTAAAATTTCACAAGAACAGGTAAAGATTCATAACAAGATACGTGATAGAGACGCATTCGGTTCAGTCGGGATATGTCAAAAGGGATTCTACGAGTTGATAAAGAACCCAATCAAGTATTATAAATATGAAAAACAACCTTAGAAATTAAAACACCATCCGTGTTAATGTAAATTCTTAATCTGCGATGCCTGTCCAGTGCATTCTGTTAAGTTACAACACGTGATCATTTATAACCCCATATCGTCCGCTGTTTCATCTAGAATATCCGCATCTGATTTAGCAACAGGTCGTTTCTTCTTCTTTCTTCTTATTTTCTTTCCACTTGTTGAATTATTATTACTTTTCTCTGTATTATTACTCTGTTGAGCTGGTGGATTAAACATTCCCCCTGCACCACCCATTAATCCCTGCGCCTCCTTAAATAATGCGTTTTGGTCTAATTCACCCGATTTAATCTTAGAATCAAGTTCGGAACATACCTTCGTCATAATATTTCCTAATGCAGCACCGCCTTTTTTGTCACCTCCTCCGCCAAATAACATTCCAAAAATATCACTTGGATTACTAATATCGGGAAGTTCCATATTACCATCCCCTTCAATAGTTGCCGCTAATTCACTAGCAAGTTTTCCAATCTCTGTGTTTTCAAGTCCACCAAATGGAAAGCCAGAACCACTACTACTGGAACCACCCCCACTACTAGAGCTACCACTACTAGAGCTACCACTACTAGAGCTACCACTACTTGAACCACTTGAATTATTACCAGAACCACCCGAACCACCCGGCGCTTTGGTTGATTCTTCTTTCTTCAGTTGTTCAAATTTAACTTCGTCATTATTATTCTCTTTCCAGTTTTGAATTATTTCATCTTTAGCATCCACTACAGAAAGCATCTGTTCATAATATTCATGGTCCTTATATTTAATAAGATGAGTCTTTAGATGGGTTACTGAATCATCTCTTAGAATAACAAGATATAGTGTCATAAGATAGGTACATAAGTCCTTAAATGCAACTAAATCATAATTCCGCTTCTTCTTATTCAAAACAAGTTTATTAATGATTGTTTTAATTGATAGACCATCAATCAACTCGAATTTATTACTAGTATATCTAAAGAAATCAATATTACAAGCAGATACTTCATCAATATAAGGAAAGATATTGGTTAAATAAGTATCCAAATAGTGGAGGTCATTGCTTTTAATATTGTCGTCATAATTGGCAAGAAGATTAAGTTGCCCTAATTTGTATTTCTGAACAAGATTAGTAATGAATTGATGATATACTTCGTTAAATCTTTGTACATCCATTATAAATATATTAACTTATACTATATTTATATAGTTTTAACACAATAAAATGTTATATTACATAGTATAACTGACCTGTTTAAGTTGGTCTCCTTTGACGGACTTCATTATAACTACTTGAAAATAATTCATTCGTTGTAGTTGAATAAAATTTAATATTAACAACCCCCTTTTTCGAATTCATCCCCTTAAGAATATTAATAATTTTATCAACTTTAATTGATTTCATATCTTGTCCGTCAATTTCAATTAATTCATCACCCTCGTGAATAAGTCCTGTTTCTTCTGCTGGAAGTGGTGTATCCTCTTTTGGATGTTTCTTAAAACTTTCAACTATAATTCTCTTATTATCAACACTTAGATTAATACCCATTCCATATTTTTCATCTGGAATTACTTCTACATTATACATATTACTCTGTAATAGAGATGTATCTGCGTTTGTCTGGAATTGTTGGATTTCTAGTATAATGCGGTTTTTAGCAAGTTTATCATCCTGGAATATATCAAATATAATATTCTCTACTAAAGCACCCGGATATTGCCCTTTCATCATTTTCTTCAGATTAGTTCTAATAAATTCCTTTAATGTCTTCTCCTTCTGTATATAAAAAATATCAACAACCTTGTCTAAATCCTCTTCTGGGATAAATTTTAGTTCATGTTGTTCTAAATAGTTTTTATATTCATTTTTTACAAAATAGAAGACAATATTACGGACCTTCTCTTGTATAGACATTGTATATTAATAATAATATAGATATATTTAAATAATTTAGACCGATAAAGTATTATTATCCATACTATATTATATAATGCCTAATGTAAAAATATCTGGTCCAATGTCATACACATATTTAGAAGTTGGAAAGAAACGAATACACTTATTTGGAGACGAACATTCGTCTCTTGATTATAAATGTAAAGACAAGTCGGCAATTGATATTGTTAAATTTCTAAAAGATAAGTTCAAATCAACAAAAGAACCGATTGATTTTTTTGTCGAACAAGCGTATAATACAATTGAAACCCCATATGAGTTCAAAAAGAAAAATCAATTGAAACTATTCAAAAATAGTAAAATACAGACGTGTTATTTGTCAAAATTAAGAACAACATTTCTTAAAGATGGTTGTTTTAGAAGAGAAAAAGAAATGTGTAATAAAAAATATCCTAATATAAGATTTCACGCGGCGGATTATAGAATATCTATAAAATCGATTGATGCTCGCAAAATATTAATATTATATACCAATGTCTTTCTAAATACAAATTATTTACTATCACTATTATATTCAAATAATATACCCGTCTTAATAAAAGAGATGTCTCTTGTATTAAACGAGTATGATACTATATCAAAAATAGTAGGATCATTCCAAAAATGTCTTAAAACAAAGAAAATGAAAGATCAATTTACAAAAATAAATCCGAAATATAAAAAGAAAATAGAACAATATATAAAAGACTCAATTGCTGATTTCAGACTATATAGTAAAGATTATGATATTAATGTTAAAAATCTAAAAAAGGCATTGAATAATAAGTCAATCCCCCAATCATATAACATTATGAAATACTTGCATAACATTCTCAATATTCTATGGTCTTATAATTCGGAGAATATATTCTCGTTAATAATGGATAGTTACTTACTCACAAGAATGATGAAAGATGAATATAATAATGTTATCATATATGCGGGGGAAGCACACATACAAACCTATATACATTTCTTTACAAAATATATGAAAGGAAATGTAAAATCTGTTGGGAAGGCATCAACACTTCGATGTATTACTCTTAAAGATTTCAGATTTATATAAAATACTTAACAAATTTACCCCACCCTTTTTCAGTGAAATAGATTTTTATTTTGACATTCTTTATTATTTTGCCGGAGTTCCAATCTTCATATATAGGCATATTATGTGTTAATATATACTTCTTTCCGTCTAATTTATTATTATCTTCAATATTCGAGTACCATCTTCCATTAAATGTTTTATTTTCATATGAGTGATACATAAAACCATTATGCGATTTATTCTTCGAATGAATATCTAAACGATTTACATAACACGTTTTGTTTAATATAACAGATTTTATAATATCAAATGTTTTGAACTTTATACCATCTTTCTTACAAGAACCTTGTAATCTTAAATTTTTACTTGGTGGTTTCACTTCTTTTGTTTCATCTGTTTTAACCCATTTTTTTGATTTCCCATATTTTTTGATTTCCCATATTTTTCCATCTAACCCCTTACGTCTAGTTTTTTCTGGAAAAATAGTCGCTGAATAAGCTGGTCCTTTGCGTGACATGTTATAATTTATATTATATAATAAACTATATATGAAATACCTAACTCCGGATGATTTAAAAGACATTCCAGTATTCAATGAATGGGAAGCACCAACAGAAACGCAATTGCCAGATAATACTAAAATCAAGGTGCTTGAGGGAACTATACCCCATACGGGATGTAATGGTTCATCTTCATTTGCTATGTTGCCTTCTATTGTTTCCAAAGATGAAGTATCTTCTATATTAGGATTAGTTAAGCAAATGGAATTTAAAACAGACCCTGATTCGGTGGATGGTATGTGTACCCACGAAATGTATATTGATTTGAAGAATAACACTGGAACCACGCCAAATGAACCACAAACCATAAAAACCAAATTAGAAGCCATAACAACATCTATTATAAATACCCGTTTAACAGCATATGTAAGGAGTCGGTATCCACAATTAAAGGATAGAGTATGTACCCCTAGTCATACTCTTATAAGGAGATATAGAGATGGGGAACGGAGATTACATATAACACATCGAGATGGACACGCATATGCTACTATGGTTATTAGTCTTAGTAATTATGGAGAAGAATATAGAGGTGGTATATATGTAGCAAGTGCCGAGAGATATAAGAAAGTAGTCGCATTAAATAGAGGAGATGCTGTTATACACAAATTCGATTTATTACATGGGGTTAAAGTAAAAGATGATGGTGGTGAAAGATGGTCGTGGATTATCTGGTTTAAAGATTCACCAACTTGCGCAAACCATAGTAGCGAATGGTATAAGAAAGAGGCACATAATGGATTAGCGGTATATCAATCATTATATGCGAATGTTGTTTCTGAAAAAGATAGAGTTATGTGGTTAAAAAAGGCGGCGGAACAAGGACACGCTAATTCAATGGTGAAATTAGCACGTGCTAATTTGAAAATGCTTAGTTCTCAGTATTTCGAATTTAATCCACAAGAAGCCTACCGATTATACAGAAAAGCAATTGAATCATCACAAGAACCAGATGCCCAATACGAAATAGTACAACTTATATTACAAGGATTTAATAAACAACCGAATATAAAGATGTCTGTTATACTACATGAAACAATTGATTTATTACAACAAGCAGCACAAGGAGGTCATTTATATGCGATGTTCAATCTTGGCATAGCACATTTATATGGATATACAGGCGAAAGAAATATAGAATTAGCAACGAAATGGTTCAAAGCATCCCAAATCCCAGAAGGATTGGTCGCTACATCTATGTATTATAATTCAATAGGAGATACAGAAACCGCCAATAAATTAAAGGAAAGTGCTGAAAAACTAGGATATGGAACAACATGGCGTAAACAAATGAGAATACAAACTGGTCTGGGTGGAGCAAGTGGTGTGGATATAAATCTCCCTTGGCCAACAATGCCAAATGGACTAAAACCAGATAAGTGGTGAAAGACTGGAAGTATTATACGTATAATTATTATAAAGTGGTCGCCGGCTACTGACGTGGAATGACCCAATAGTCTGTGTGTGGGAAATCTAACCAGTACTGGTAAAAATCACACCAGTCTTCATCGCCACGTGGCGGTGTCGACGTAATTGTGAACCAGTGGACTACCCCGTGTCTGTCTACCAGTCTTGCGAACGTCTCCGATGAGTCTCGGTGTGTCTTTAGCATCGTGCCCCATGTGGGCACGTCAACGCGTACAGCGTGTTTATTAATCTGGTGCTGTTTCCGACGTCTCTGTCCTCGAGTTTTACTCATCGTAAAGATAATAACATACTTATTATCTTGTGTCAAATTTTATTATATAAACTATATAAACTATATAAATATTATATAATACATATATAGATATGCAACTGGATACGTACATAACATATTTTAAAACAACAATTTTTAATCCAATTAAAGCAAAGTTCACACCTTATATGACATATAAAGGTTTCGATAAGAATGAAATGGATTTCGGTTGGGTTATCCCTCTAAAGAATAAACTTATAACAAAAACACAATTATATTCCCGATATGCTATTGATATTATACTATTCCAGAAGATGCTTTTATCAATGTTTTTGGCGTGGGGGTTTTATAAACTGACCAATAAACATTCACCATATTTGACAGATACTCTATATTTGGATATCACACGAAATGGTTGTATTCCAGTTAAACTAACCCAATGGTATATGACACGATTTAATCTAATATCGGATAATAATTCTTATTTTGTGGATAAATTCAAAAATCTATATGAGAATTGTGAAATACACGACATTCAATATACTAAAGACCTTTTCAAGAAGACATTCGACGAAGATATACAACTCGATAGTGAAATACCCGTAGCATCTGGTAGTATCGGACAAGTATATAAAGGGACATATGATGGTATGAGTGTCGCAATAAAGGTAATGCACCCCGATATAGAAACGAAGATATTTATTCCTAGATTATTCTTTGTTTTATATAATCTGGTTCTAAAGAAACTCCCTATTTTATATATGTATTCATTACCATATGATTTGAATGATTTCATAGATTCGATTGTAAAACAGACGGATTTAATATATGAATATAACAATTTAGTTCGATTCAATCATTTATATAAAGGGAATAAATATCTTATATTCCCAACCCCGATTAATGCTTCTAAACAGATTCTAATAACTACATTTGAAAAAGGCGTCTATTATGAAGATAGTGTGGTTGATTTATCCGAATATAAGAAGTATAAAATAGTATTATTATTAACGTTATTTATGAGAGATAGCGGTATTATTAATGATTTCATACATGGTGATATGCATATGGGTAATTGGAAAGTAAGGGAATGCGACGGGGAATATTCGTTGGTTATATATGACACTGGTATTTGTTTCAATGTCGGGTTAGATATAACGCGTGATTTTTATTTATATTGGGAGCTGGGGGATAGAAAAAATCTAGCAAAGTTATTTAGACGGGGAATTAAATGGTATCCGCAAAAAATGACATTGGATGAAATAGAGGAAGGGATGTTAACTGATATAACATCTATTACATCGCAGCCGATTGACCTAAATAATATAATTAAGAGTATATTGAAATATATGAATTACAATAAGATTGTGATAAAACACGAATGGTTGAATTTATGCGTGGGTGTATTATTACTTGAAAAAGATATTAAGAAATATGGAATATTAAGATCGGATAAAAGAGAGGAATTGGCAATAACCAATAGGGATGTATTTAAGATTGATTTCTTGAATTATATTAATTTCTGTGATTCGAATAATTGTTTTCCCGCATTATCGACATATATGAAGGAATGTCTTAAAGAACAAGATATAGATTTCAATGAATTATTCTCTAATGTGGAATATAAACTAAATTTAGATTTAGGGGATGATAAACTGGAAAATATAGAATTAAATGAATCTTCGTCTGAAAAGATTTCATTGTCGATATAAAATGGTGGTTTGCTATTATTGTTTTGCTATTATTGTCTTGCTATTATTGTTTTGCTATTATTGTTTTGCTATTATTGTCTTGTTATTGCCGCAGGAACAGCGGCATCATTTGTTCTGGATGACATCATTCTTTCATATGCTTTATCCATTTCATTTTTCTTTTGTTGATTATTTACATCACTACTTGCCTGTCTGTCTTCAAATGGAAGTTGTTTATTACCCGGAACGGCATTATCACCACCTAGAAATGAAAAATTATGATCTATTGGTCCGTCGTCTGATATAAATGAGAAATTATCTGAAAATCCATTCATAGTACCCGGTTCATAATCGGATATATCTTTTTTTTCATTCTTTGCTAGATTTGATTCAGCTTGTTTATTTAATTCATCGTGATTAATTTGTTTTTTACCATTTGATTCTTGTATATAATTTGGCTGCTGTTGTTTCGACGGCATTTGTTTATTTAAAAAGGAACTATTAATCCATTTAAATAAATTCGAACCTACTAATAAATCCGCTTCACCATCTCCTTTCGGGATAATTAAAGATGGGACGGATTTAATATAATTTGGAACCTGATTTTTTGATATATTGATTAAATTGAAATTATTATGTAGATTATTAGATTGGATTAATTCTAATATATCATTTGAATGTTTACACTGATTGCTATAATATAATAAATTTTTCATAATATATTATATTCTCTATATAAAAAATAATTTAGATACGCAATATAAAAAATAATTTAGATACAAAATATAAAAATTGATTTAAAATATATAGACTATAATATATATAAAAGATGTCATCAGCAAAAACAATCCAGAATTATAATAAGACAAACGATAATGAACTTACATTTGAGCTTCATAATAATGATAAACACAAAATTAGTTTTATAAATGCTCTAAGAAGAACGTGTATTGGTGGAATTATTATTAACGCAGTCGATATTGATTCAATTGTGATTTATTCGAATACATCATGTATTAACGAATCGATGTTAAAGAAGCGTTTGGAATTATCACCCATTTATAAAAAGGATATTTATCATAACATTAAACTATCTCTTAATATTACCAATGAAGAATATGGTATGAAATCTATTTATTTGTCTGATTTTAAACTAATAAATAAATTCTCAGATAAAGACGATTTACAATACGAGATTGATGATATATTTGTGTATCCTAAGGTTCTATTTGCTAAGTTGAAACACAACGAAACAATTCATATGGATGGTGAAATTACATCGAATAATGCCACAGATGGTAGTTCTGCGTTCTGTCCTGTGTGTCCTGCCACATTTCATTTTAAACGGGATGAAACCAAAGTAGCGGACGCACTAAAAGATATTAAGGGAGAATTTAAACAGAATGATTTTAAATTGAGGGATGCTGATAGATTATATGCGACGAATGATAAGAATGAACCAACTATAAGTGTTATGTCTATTGAATCGTGTGGGAATATGAGTAGTCATCAAGTATTCGACGAAGGTCTCGATGCTCTAAAGGACCGATTATCTGGATTTATCAAAAATATTGACAATGGTGAAATGGTTAATATTATTAAAGCAGATTACAATATTGAATCATTTGATTATGTTATTAGGGATGAAGATACAACGTTGGGGAATCTTCTACAGGATTATTTATTTGAAAAAGATGGGGTCAAGTTTGTAGGGTACGATATTCCTCATCCGCTAGACCCAATCTTAATTATCCGAATGGGGTTAGAAAAGAATAATACTATTGAAAATAATAATAAGATGATGATTGATACAACGAAAATGCTGATTGGATACATTGATGATATTCAGAAAGAATGGAAGACATTTGAATAAGAGTTTTATACTATATAGCGTTTATAAAAATACATTCCTACAATAATCCCTAAAATTATAATAATTGGAATCTTGAGTATTCCATCTAATAAATTAAATATGAAGTAAATAATACACATTGATATTATAACAAATATCATCAAATTACGATTGAATTTTTTATTTGTTTTATCATAATAGTTATCTGAGAAATCAGTAAGATTTTGTTTTACATTTTGATATAAATCATAAGCATTGACCATTTTATATATTAATATATAATATATAATAATGCGGAAAAAAACAACGACATTCTTTGATTTGTTTTACAAAATAATGACTATATTAATAATATTGGCGGGGATCACGTATATAATAATAAATCTTGTATATACGGAGGGGTTTTCATCCTTATCACATTCGTATAGTGAAAACAAAGCATTAAGTCGAACGAATTTACAATTTCTCCTAAATAGATTCGAATCACAAAAAAGGTGTGGTTCTGGATATATACAGCCATCTAATCCGTGTAATCATAGTTATAATACAAACTTTTATACCAGTTATTATAATAAATAATTATATTATTTATATGTCGTAGGTCACGTGTTATCTTTATTAGTTGGTTCAGTCTTAGTTGATTCCGTCTGATTAGTTGATTCCGTCTGATTAGTTGATTCCGTCTGATTAGTTGATTCCGTCTGATTAGTTGGTTCATTTTTTATTTCAACTTTTACATCTGGTATTATTAAATTATCACCACTTGGTTTTATATTAATTGATATATTTTTATCAGATGGGGTTATATTTCTTAATTTAGATTCAAACATCTCCCTTCCTTTTTTGGTAGCATTATTTGTTGCTAATGAACTTAACTCTTGTGTTAAGAGTTTACGATTTCTTTCATAATTATTAAATGGTTCTTTTAATTCTGTTTTTAAATCATTTGCATTTTTACTAATTAACTCTGATACTTTTTCTTTATATATATCAACACCATTTATATTAATTATTTCGGGTTTATACAAGTCAGTATTGGCAAATTTCTTCTCAAATGCTGTTATAATATCATTTGGTAACTGCGGAGATTGTTCTAATAATCTATCTAATTCAGTTCTTACACTAAATAGAAATTCTGAACCAGAAGTACTTCTTTCATTTACAGGTAGATTTAATTCAACTCGAATATTCCTTGCTAATTTACCGAATGCCATTGATGAAATGCGATGCCCCTCTTCAAGTGTTGAATATTTAAGTGTTTGGTGAATAGTTGATATCATACCACTTAATAAATTAACACCGCCAATCATAAGTGGTACATATTCAAAGAATGATGTATCTTTAAAACTACTTTGACTAAAATTTGCTGTTCCAGTTAATGTTGATAATATTATAACTGGTAATGTAAACCATAAATTTTTAGTTTTGAATCTTCCGAATGCTTTATCGTGCATATATCTATAACAACTTGATAACTCAGACCAATCTTTTAATATCTTCTCTGTTTGAATATGCCATATTAATTCAACTTGTTTATTATCTTTATCTTTTGATTTATCTTTAACATTCATATATGTTTTATATATTAAATTATAATAGTATAATTGAACTTATAACATATATATATAAGGAATAAAATATTTGTATAAATAAATGAGTTTTATATTTCCTATAATAAGTTCAATATCAATCGCAATAACTTGTGGCTATATGTTATATAAATATTTTATAGAAAATAATGACCCTCGTACTCCAGATGACAAGACGCTTTGTGTAATAGACAAAGATGAGCCCAGACCAGTGTTAAAGATACCTATTGTTGATACATTCAATAAAAAAGAATATACATCAATTCCATCGGATGAGATTGACATAGATGAGTTTGACATTATATATACGGATGATGTCGAATTATAATAGTATATAAAATTGAATTAATATTTATATAATGTATAAAACACTTATAATGTCAAACCAAACAATTACACTACAAGACATCCCATATATTAGGGTATGTCGTATTAAAAAATTATGTATTATTGAAATAACACCAGAATTAACAGAACACCTTTCACATTTTAATGCGGATGTATTGAATATCAAATGTGGATTGTCTGAATATATTGAACTATCCACAAGAATAGGTATTAACGATAATAAACCAGTTATTTATAGGATTGAAGTGGGTGAAGTTGAGCGAGATGTTCTTATTGGGGTTGTTAAAGAAGATGACACACCCGGACCTGTTATGGAGCGTGTTAAAATTATCTACGCGCGATGTGAGAAATCAATGAAATTGCTTGACCCTTTTTATAGGGATTATATTCAACGAATTAAATTTAAACCAAATAAAATCACAGCAGTGAAGGCGGTTGCGGGTGGTGGTAAAACGACCCTACTACTTAATCTTGCTAAAAAGAATAAAGACAAGCGGATTTTATATATCGCATTCAATAAATGTCTTATTACTGAAATCAAGGATAAATTGAAAAGACAGGGTATTTCAAATCTTGCCCCTCGTACATTTGATGCTCTTGTTTATAATTCAATTCGAGGACATTTTAATATGGAATATCCGACAATCCAAGATATTAATCCATTTACACTTGCCCAACAAGTTGAATGGTTTGATCGGAAGCCTTTCAAGTTGAAGAAGAATTATTGTTATAAATTCTTGGAGTTCTGTAGAAGCCGAACTGCTATTAATGAGGGGGATATCCACGAAGAGATTAATACGATGTTTCCAAAAGAGTTTGAACGAAAAATAATCCGCGAATTATGGGATAAAACCGCATCTGGTGAGTTCCTTACATTTGATGGAATGCGGAAACTTGTGGCAGTAAGACATCTTATGAAGGATATTATCGATACCCAATATGATTATATCTTTATTGACGAGGCGCAGGATTTTGACCCTATTATGTTGAATATTGTTCTAAACGATATTACATTGCCTAAATTATTTGTTGGTGACCCGAAACAGGCTATTTATGAATGGAAGGGGAGTATTAACGCATTTGAGAATCTACCTCCTTCCAAAACAACCACTATTGAACTATATACGACATTCCGATTGGGTCAGCCTGCTTGTAGGTGGTTATCAAAGGAAACTAATTCGTGGATTACTCCATACGATGATACCAAACGGACAGATATTTATTGTAAAGGTGTTATGTATAGTGAAGATGACGATAACAATGAAGGTAATATTAAAAAACATAAGATAGTAGAGCCATATGTATATTTATTCAGGACTTGGAAGGGATTGCTCCAGACAGCACAGAAGACAAAGAAGATTTGGATTTATGATTATAGCAAGAAGATTATTGCGATTCGAAAACTACACGAAAAACTACAGAAATTCACACTAACAGATGAAGAGAAAGGTGAGTTTGAAGATGACCTCCCAGCATTTCTTATGAATCTGTCTAAATATGAATTACAAGAAATGGAAGATGATATTGAACTAAATCTAACAACTGAAGATGGCGCGAATGTTAAGATGATTACTATCCATAGTTATAAAGGAATGGAGAATGATGTTGTTAGAGTATATAATGATATTGATATCAAGAATGAACCAAATCTTTATTATGTTGCCCTAACAAGAGGAATTAAAGATATTCATATTGATGAAAACAGACTAGATGTAGAAAGTATTCATGTTGATACATCAGCCTTTAAGGGTGATACATCAGTCTTTAAGGGTGATACATCAGTCTTTAAGGGTGATACATCAGTCTTTAAGGGTGATACATCAGTCTTTAAGGGTGATACATCAGCCATTCGGATTGATACAGATTACAAAATCAGCGGTAATGAACAACAGAGTACTATTGAAAATATGTTTAATATGTATAATAAAGAATTGGATAAAGAATCAGTTAAAACCCCATCTCCTACGAAGAAGTCATATGAAACATTGTTAAATGAAGGGAAAACAATTGTTGAAATAACTAAAATAAAGGGTGTTAGACGGCAAACAACTGAGGATAATATTATTAAACTATTGAATAATAAAGTTAAACTTAATTGGACTCAGATTGAAGGACCAGATAAAGAGACTATTGAAAAAGTTGAACTACATAAAAAAGATTGGGATGGAAAGATGCTGAGAACACTCAAAGCTAAGATTCCTGAAGTTTCATATTATCATATGAAACTATCTATGTGTAATAGATAAATCAATCAAGATTCTTATAATTTGAATCAAGTTTTTGTAGGAATTTACTATGTGTTATTATTATATTTTGTTCTGATTTATTATTAAATGTATATGTGAATAATTTAATGAATTTCTTTTTATTTGGTTTTGTTATAAATTGTAGTTCTTTTTTATTAGAATATCTTTCAAATGGTAATTTATGATTGTCGAATTTTATATAACTAGTATCGTAGAATATAGCCGATATAGATGATAATTTACATTTTGATTTTTTCTTAAATTTTTTAAAAAATTTATTTACTTTGATTAAATAATTTTTCATATTAGTTGGTTCATTATCTCTATTTGTCCCTGTCCAAGTCCGTTTTTCACTTATATAAGGTATTATATGTAATGTAATAGAACTCTTATATGAAAATAGAACAATTGCTGTTTCAGCAGTTCTAATTAATTGAGAACAATATATATTTATTCTTTTATTATCAAAAAGTGTTTTAACAGAACTAGATAAACATAATCCGTGTTTTACACCAAAATATGATAAATGTGGGTCTGGCGCATATTCACCTCTTTTATTCTGGTATAATCCTTTCTTAATGCCCGGAAATCCAATTTTGTATTTGAATTTCTCACCTAATATCTTTTCTAGTTGATTCGCACAACTATGTTCGTGTCTTATAAAATATAAGTTATTTGACGATGTCTTTATTCCCTTATGAACTTTTTCATTGTCTGGTGAATTATTATCTGATGAATCATTTGATTGCTTTTTACTCTTGGATAATTTTAACTTATCATACTTTTTTTGAACGAGGTCGTTATATTTTTCATTATCTAAATTACAATATTCTGAACCATATGAAATAACATTATGTTCCTTCTTATCACCCTTATATTTATTATAGTATTGTAATAATAAATCTTTGTTCCTTATATCTAGATATACATAATCAACACTAAAAGATGGTAACTCGAACATTTTATGATTTAATTCAAAATTAGAAGTATATTCATATATATGTCCATTCAAGAATTTAGGATTGTTCTTATTATCGTGTGTCATCTTTGATGCCATTTTCGGTGTCATATTTGATGCCATCTTCGGTGTCATATTTGATGCCATTCTATCTTATACTAATATAAGATATTAGTAATAATATTATTAATGTAATAATATTATTAATGTAATAATATTATTAATGTAATAAAGATTTATAGTATTTACTTAATCTTTATTGTCTTGACGTGTCTTGTCTTGTCTTGTCTTGTATTATATTTGAAAATAACTTTACCATAAAGTGCTATTTCTTCCTTTGTAGGATTCTTCACATTAAAGATAAAATTATTCAAATAATTATTCCTAGTATGAATCGTACTAATATCATCATATGTGTTGATATATTCCATTTTATTATTCTTGTTTTGTATTATATAATATATAGTCCATTTCTTTATCTGTTTTTATCATTATTATTAACATAATAAGATAAAGACCACTTTGAATATATAAATCGGGGTGATCTTCATCTTCTACTATCCAACTAACTAAATATCTACCTGATTCAAAACCATTACCTTTTGAAGGATTGCTACACCAGTTATTACCAGAGTTCGTAATTATCTTAACATAATGATTCCCTTCAGGTAGTGTAATATTCTTATATAGAGAAAACCCATTCTGCTGATGTGTTATACTATATTCCTGTTTATCAATAAAAAGTGTCATCGTGGGTGGTGTGTTAAAAGAATGCTGATTGGTACAATTGTCAATAATAATCTGATAAGCAATATATAGTTTATGTGGTTTTTTGTATGTATAGTTATATGACGCGAGTGTTGTTCCCCCGTTATTCAATTTCATAGTAGTAAGTGTATTTTCAACAGGAATGACCTTGTAATTATCAAATGTCCGTAATGTAAAATTAGTAGCATCAAATGAATAAGAACCTTTATCTACTTCGAGGGCAAAAACTCCGTCAAATTGAGGAGGAATACTTGATTCCCTGTATTTAATATCATTAATTGTTAGATTGTCATTATAAGTCATTAGAAGGATACTTTTGTCCTGAATAATGACGGAATGGAATAGATAGAATATATTGTATAGCATATATGTATATAGTGTTAATTGTTTATGTTTGTTGATTATGCGGGGCAACTACTAGGACCACCATAACATATATTTTTATCACTATTATATGCAAGTATATTTCCTGGAATAATATCTGTATAATCAATATATGATGTCCCCTTAAGTTGTCTATTACAATTTTGTTCTGTTTTACTAGCACATCCATATAAATAACATATATTATGGTTAATACCTTTTAATTTAGTTGGACAATCTAATATATTTGTTATATCTGGATTATCCAGCGCACAATCTACAATTTGTTGTGATATACTTTCAACTACTTTAGCACTTTTATAACTACAATTATTTGTTTTACTTGCTTTTGATGTATCGTATTCAATTTTTGAAATATCAAAATCTAATACTTTATCTGGAACATTTATTTTTTTATAACATGGTTTTAATAGGTTAGCAAATGTTCCATCTCCTGTAATACAACCTAAATTATCAATACTCGTAAAGTTACCATTTGTGATACTTCCTAAAAATTGTCTATAATAATTATTAGGAAAGTTGTCTGCCGAACTCCACGCAGTACCTTCATTTATTGAATCGTGGCAAAATGGACCGATATAATTAAATTCAGCTGGACCATTAGGACTATATTGTCCCCATAAACACCCCCGTATAGTAGGCGTTGAATTACATATATTTGTATCCATATTTTTATCTTTCATAAAAATACACCCATTATTGTTATTTTTATCGGGTTCTATACTAGGATTTAGTTTTGGAATTAAAACTAGTCTGGTTGCGGCCCATATATTATGACATATATTTGTGTTATTAACCCCCTTATATTTTGAACAACTATCACATTGTATAATTCCAGTTGGTGCAGTATTAGTATATGTACCTGGGTTATTTGAACGAGTTTGTATTGCTTCTCCCCCAGCAATTAATAATACAAATTTAGCAGTTTCTTTCGTATTCCCAGCATCAACCCATGCTCTTGTTAAATCTAACATACTAATACTTTCGGCACTATATTTAGTTTTATTACAAGTCGCCGGTGGTACTATTTCATTTATATTATAATTGCTTATAATATCATTTGGCGTATAATATTTAAATATATCTGGACTAGGACCACCACCACTATAATCTATAATTATACTATCACCGCTTATTGTTAATCCTGTTATTTTTACATCTGTCATATATATTATTAATATATAAAAATAATATATAAAAATAATATATAAAAATAATATATAAAAATAATATAAATCCGTGTATAAAATAATTTAAACTTATATTTGTTTAAATATAATAATGAATCTTAATGAAAGTCTAACTAATCTTGAGGCGGTTTGTATTAATCTAGACATTAGGAAAGATAAACGCAAATGGATGAAAGTCCAATGTAAGAGGAAGAATCTCAAAATTAAATACCACACGGCAACTCTGAATGATAATCCAAAAAGGGGGTGTCTTATGTCGCATTTGAGTGTTATTAAGAAGGCGCGGGAGAATGGATTAAAGCAACTTCTTATTCTAGAAGATGATGCCAAATTTATTATGAATCCGAATACTATTAAAGTTCCCCCTGAAGACTGGGATATGCTTTATCTTGGTGGAACAGTACATAGAGTTGTTAATCGTGATAATAAGTATTGGAATAAAGTCCATTGTTGGACAACCCACGCATATATTTTAAATCTAGAAAATGATAATTTAATAGATGAAATTATGAAAGCCGCAGTATATGAGGGTGAAATTGACCGATTTTATCTAGAACGCATTCATCCACTATTCAATGTATATATGGCAAATCCGATGGTTGCGATTCAGAAACAGGGTTATAGTGATATTGAAAAGACAGAGGTTAATTATGACTTTATGCAGAAAACTCTAGATGGACTTTCTATTCCTGAATTTGAAATGGTTGATGGAAATTATGTTCTTAAATTACCACATATTGAAACCGCCGATTTACCAATGGTTAGTATCGTAACCCCAACCCGAAACAGACGATGTATGTTTTCACTTGCTAATCGGAACTTTATGGATTTCTTATATCCTAGAGATAAACTAGAGTGGATTATTATTGATGATAGCGATGAAGATAATCCGCTAGATGACCTTGTTATGAATGACAAACGAATTAGATATCTACAATTACGCAATCCAGATGACAAAACAATTACAACAACATCAATTGCTTATAAACGTAATCTAGGGGCAATGAAAGCGCGAGGTGAAATAATAGTTCATATGGATGACGACGATTATTATCCACCAGAAAGTATTCTAGCAAGAGTAAAAGTTTTGGTTAAATATCGTGAAAAGGGAATTAAATGTGTAGGATGTACCCAAATCGGCACATATAATATAATGAATAATATGAGTTCAATGTCAAGTGATGGACCTATTAATTTCTCAGAGGCATCGATGGCGTATTATAAGGACTTCTGGAATGAACGCAAATATATTGATACACAACTGCGGGGAGAACATAAGGGATTCACAGAAAACAGACTAGAACAATGTATGGATATTCCATATTATTTTATTCTAATTGCTTTTACACATAAGGATAACTATACAACTCTAAGAAGTATAGATAGAAATGTTCTAAAATTCAAGGACACAAATAAAGATGCGAATTACTATGACCTTTGGGATGAAGAAACGCAATATTTTATGAGCGACTTGAGGAAGTATTTGGAGAAAGTTTCTTAAGTGGGTTGTAGTTCAATTCCATCGGGTGGATATCCGATATTAGTTGGTCTATTATTATTAAGATATGCCCTTTGATCATCTATTTTACCAATAAAACTATCTAATTTTGTTTTTTTATTAAATTTCAAAGATAATGTAACTATATTATCTTTTTGTAGGTCTAATCTATGTGGTGAATGGTATCCTCTTTTCGATGTCCTAGGGTTTTTTATGTACATATTATAGTCACCGTGTGCTATTTCTATATATGCGTTATGTATTTTTTCTAAGCTAGAAATTGTAAAGTTTTCATCATTTATATCAATAATTCCTTTTGTCCAACTTCTTTGACTTGGTAACTTATAAGACACTATAACGTCCTCATAAGACACTATAACGTCGTCATCCCCCCCTTTCATCTTCTTACTACCAAAAACACCTTTTGTAGTACTATATCCGGCTTTAGCCAATCTATTATTCTTTTTAGCAAGTGTTGATGCTTTACGACTAACAATTTTTCCTTGTTTGTTATATTTGAGTTGTGATTTGGTTAATCCACCGGTAGTTTTCCTAGCAGTTCCGTGCATAACTTGGGCTCTTGACCCTGTTGTTTGTTTGAGAGGCATTATAATATATAATATATATATATTATTTCTAAGGAAGTAATTAATTATTATGAAATGATTTGATAATTTCTTGTAATATAATTATCATACTATTTTTGAATAGTTGTTCGTTTCTACGAGGATGATTCTTAATATATTCTTTTAGTTTTTGAACTTCATCATTTTTCGGGTGTCTTTGAATAATTGGAACAATATTTTTGGGTAGGGTTGATGGTCTAGGGGCAGAACAAGCACAAGGCATATACATTATATAAGATATTATTTTGAATTGATATTATAAGTCGAGTTGGAATTAGTCGTTTTGGGGGAGCCAGAACTTAACGAGGGACGGGTCGAACGATTCCTTGTCCCCCTTTACGATGATTTGCCCCTGTTTCACGAACTCATCAAGTCCGACGTCGATTTCCACGCGTCCAAAAAAAACCACTAAGGTCTCTCTTAAGGACATCTGTTCGTTGTGCTCTCTGGTTATAGTTGACCACGGGATAAATACGTGGTTAACATCCCATCTCGTTACCATCCTCTATAATAGATTAGTGTCAATTTTTATAGTTATATGATACGTCGGCAATAATTTGTTAATATATTTCGGTGTAATTGGTGTATTTATTATATTCGCATATGTATATGAATGATATATATAAGACTATTAAAAATGATAGGAGTAATATTAAAGAAAATTCATTAAACGCGTATGTTTCAAATATAAGAAAGGTTTTTAGTGAATTATTTGAAAATGACATTGACGTCAAGCATTTTAATAAATTCGCAAAAGTTAAAAAATATTTAGAATTATTGACCCCCGCAACACGTAAGAATATTGCCATTGCTATTGTTATATTGCTCAGAGCGTATAAAGTTAATAAAACTATATTAAATAAATACAAGAAATATTTTGAAGAATTATCAGTTGATTATGAAAATAATTATAATAAACAACTTAAGAGTGCGAAAGATGAAAAGAACTGGATTACTAAGGAGGAAATTGATGTTAAATTGAAAGAGTTAGAAAACAAAATTTCAAAAATGGATATGGGAGATTTAACAAAGAATGATAAAGATATAATACAACAACACCTAGTTGTTTCGTTATATATAGGTGAACATATTCCACCGATGAGAAATGATTATGCGAATATGAAAATAAGTAATGGTGAATTAGAACAGGGTAATTATATTAATATGAAGACTAAACAGATTATACTAAGAGATTATAAAACAGATAAAACATATGGCGAAAAAAAGATTGATATACCATTATATATTTATGGACTAGTAGAACGATGGATTAAATATAATCATAGTGGTTATTTACTTGCTAATATTAAAGCATTTGACCCTATGACAAAAAATGGATTAACTAAATATATATATAAGATATTTAGACCTCGAAAGGTTTCAACAACAATTTTAAGAAAAGTATATTTAACAACTAAATACCCTGTTATATATAATAGAAAAGATATGAAAGATGACGCATATGTAATGGGGCATTCTGTCGATACACAGCAAAGTATTTATACTAAGAAATAATAGTTTAAAATTTATGAAATTTTATTTATTTTATTATATATTATATAATGCCCTATTTATATAATAATAAAACTGGATGTATAAATAATACCAGTAATATGAGATGTAATATTAAACCTGTTAAAAATGTACATATTGGAGATGTAATAGGTGATAAAATTACTGCTGATACAATTACTGCTAATACAATTACTGCTGATACAATTACTGCTAATACAAAATTTATAGGTAATATATTAGGGGATGTGATGCTTACTAATCATCCAAGGGAACAATTACATGCAACATCTAAGTTATATGTAGATAATGCGATTTCAAATGTGAGTGGACTAGAAGGACCACAAGGTGATACTGGACCACAAGGTGATACTGGACCACAAGGTCCTAGTGGTAATGATGGTGCTACTGGACCACAAGGTGATACTGGACCACGGGGTGCTACTGGACTAGAAGGACCTAGTGGTAATGATGGTGCTACTGGATCACAGGGTGATACAGGACCACAAGGTGATACTGGACCACAAGGTCCTAGTGGTAATGATGGTGCTACTGGACCACGAGGTGATACTGGACCACAAGGTCCTAGTGGTAATGATGGTGTTACTGGACCACAAGGTCCTAGTGGTAATGATGGTGCTACTGGACCACAAGGTGATACTGGACCACAAGGTCCTAGTGGTAATGACGGTGCTACTGGACCACAAGGTCCTAGTGGTAATGATGGTGTTACTGGACCACAAGGTCCTAGTGGTAATGATGGTGTTACTGGACCACAAGGTGATACTGGACCACAAGGTCCTAGTGGTAATGATGGTGCTACTGGACCACAAGGTGATACTGGACCACAAGGTCCTAGTGGTAATGATGGTGTTACTGGACCACAAGGTCCTAGTGGTAATGATGGTGTTACTGGACCACAAGGTCCTAGTGGTAATGATGGTGCTACTGGACCACGAGGTGATACTGGACCCATTGGAGTTGGAGAAATAAATCATTTAACAGATTGTTTTACAGAAGGAACAAGTATGTGGATTGGTAGTACACCATCAACTACATTCAGTCCAGTTGATAGTCCATATGCTTTTCATCATCATAATACAGGTGTTGGATACGAGGCACTAGATGAAATTACATCTGGGAACCATAATGTAGCAGTTGGGACTCAATCGTTGAGTAATATGACTGACGGTGAGTCAAATGTGGCAGTTGGGGCAATGGCATTATTAAATTCAACACATAATAATAATATAGGGATTGGACATAACGCAGGTTTAAATATAACAAGTGGTCATCAAAACACTTGTATTGGGTCTAACACTAACACATCTTCCCTTACATCGCAGAATGAAATCGTTATTGGACATCATGTGACTGGTAAAGGGAATCATAAAGCAGTTATTGGAAATAGTAGTATTACAGATGTATATATGTCTCAGGATAGTGGGGCAACATTACACTGTGGTGGATTAAATATCGATAATACTACGCTCACGTCTACAGCTGCGGAATTAAATATTTTACATGGAGTAACTTCAACAGCCGGGGAATTAAATATTTTACATGGAGTAACAGCAACTACTGCTGAATTAAATATTTTACATGGAGAGACACTAGCATCTTCAGTAACTATAGCTAATGAAGATCGATTAGTATTAAATGATAATGGAACAATGAAACAAGTAGCAGTAACAGATATTAAAAGTTATATTGATAGTGGTTCTCGAACGATTCAGCATAATATAACAAACGATTCGTCTAAAACCTTGTTGGCAAATAGTAGTCTTATTATTTATTCAATTCCGTTACAAGTTTCAGATAATATCTATCACGCATCTATTAAAATTGCGTGTAGTTTTCCAGGACTTGCTGTATCAGACCACCCAAGTCTATCCGCTACATGTACAGCAGCAGACCCACATGGCGTTGAATCAATATCAATTGCTACTACTTCCGCTCGAACTGGGTTTCTCAGATGTGTGGGTAATATAAGTTCAACTACTCCATATACTCAAATTGATATAGCACTAACGGCTGGAAGTAATAATCTTGATATTACAACAGATTCAAAAATAAATATATCATTTATTCCAAATGATGTACAAATGACTACTTCGATTATACCCGCGCCACCGGTTGTTAATATATTTAATGGAGTGCCAATTGATACGAATTCAGCAGTATCTCTGACTGGTAATCTAATTATGTTTATTAAGGATTATAAATATTATATTCATAACATATCGGCAAATACAACTGATGCGGGTGTTGATTTTGGAGCGGGGACATCAATTCTAACCCAAATACCAACTGGTTTAGTTTCGTGGATGACAATGAGAGTAATTGCTATAAACGAAATTCGTATGTTATTTAGTGATGGTAAGGTATATAACTACACATTTACGATTTCAAATAATCTTCCAACCTTTACTTTTGATGTGGTAGTAACCCAAAGTGCGGCGTTTGGTGGGACGGGGTCGTATAGTGTGGGGTTACCAATATCAGGTGAAATAGATACAGGTGGATTAAATGCTGATGGTAATCAATGGTATAAATGGGATGGGACTTCAACGAATGCTGGGGGCAATTGTATATTAACTGCCTTCACATATGGTGGTGCAGGACAAGATTTAGTTGGACTACCAAGTGATTTAGATTCCGCATATGTTAATATATCAAATCCAACCACTGGATATGCTTTTAAAGGCAGTAATTATTATGAATTATCATTTACAAATGGTGTTAATGCTTCAGAAAAAACAGTAGGGCGGATTATAACTGGGGGTACGTTAGTTAGCAGTGGGAGTGTTTTACCACCGACTACCGTTGATGATAAATATTGGGATTTAGAAAATGACGCAGTAGCAAAACTAAATGGAGTAATTCTACCAGCATTTGAAATATTTCAATTCACACCGAATATTATAGCGGGTAATTACCCCCAATCTGGCACAGCAAAAGAACCGCTAACTGGTTGTGCATACTATCTTAATGGCACATGGACTGAATGGACTCAAACTTCCGCTAATGTATGGGCTCCAAGTGGTAATACTTTAACATTTACAAGTAGTAGCGTCAATCCCGGTATTGATACGAATGGTGCTGCGTATATCGGTACAACCGGTGGTTTTTCATTTTCTCCAAACTGGGCAAGTTCCCCATTTACATGGATTATTACATCTTCAAATCAAGTAAAAATAACCTTAAATAATGGAACACCGATTACATTTAGTCCATTAGTCGATTTACCACA